GATTTTACTTCCTTTGCTTTTACGAGAAGCTTTCCCACCTTTTCTGTAGTACGTTAAACCTCTAGGCATATCACCTTTTTTCATAGGAGGTTTAGATATTTGTTTTGGCATTTGACTTCTTGACATAGCCATTTAACATCTCCATCTTTTTCTTGCTTGTCGTAAACGACTGTTGGGATTTTTAGCTGCCTTTGGAAATTTTTTCATCTGACCAGCAGAACGAGCGCAATAAGACTTTCTTCTTTTTGCATCTTTACTGCCTTTCTTAACTTTACCAGTAACTGCTGTTTTTAACTTAGAACCCGGATTCTTACGTCTATAAGCCTTAACACCAGCCTCAGTCATTCCAGCACCTTTTTTTGTGGGTCTGAAATTTTTCTTATTTCGTTTAGGCATTTCGCCTTTACGTTTTTTCTTCTCAGCCATATTTTTTACGCATGAAAAATTGTAATCATATCAGCAGTGTCCAAAGTATATTTAACAGATAAACCACTATTAAATAGAACTCCTTGAGATGGTATAGTTCTATCTATAACTGTGTTTGCAGTTCCTATGGTTCTTGATTTAAATAATGTTGTTCCATCTTCAGGAGCGCCATTAATGAACTCTACATCACCAGCAGTTCCACCAGAGGTAATTGACATTCCTTTTAATCTTACTCTATTGCTACCATTTACAGCTTGAGCGCACAATGTTCCAGAACCGACTGTTATGTTAGCTGCGTATTGTGCAGAGCATTCTACAGCAGTAACAGTTAAAAATAATTTAGTACCTGCTACAGCTTCAGCAGAACTTGTAGAAGTAATAACTTCTGTCATGGCGTCACCAAAAACATCTGTTCCTGTGATAGTACAAGTCTTAGCATTATCACCTGTTCCTGCAGTCGTTACGGTAACATTACGAGCAGCACCACCTGCAAAAGTAGTTGCTGCCATCGTTGCTGATGTATCTGGTCTTGCTGCTGTAACTAACCTATCAGGATCAGCAGCATTTTCATCGTTGATGGTAAGCGCTTGTACGTCTGAAAGTCCCATATTAATCTCCTTCTTAAAAAGGGGGATTAAATCCCCCTGAAATTAAGCTTCGTAGCCCATTAACTCAATGAATAACTTACCAGCAGTATAATCTGCGTCAGTTGCATCACCTGTTGTTAAATATAAGAAAGAATCAGCAGCAGGTACAGCGGTAAAATACACTTTACTACCTAATGTTGCATCTCCTGCGTTAACCAATAATGTTTCTGTTAAATCACCAATTGCACCGTCTTCAACACCTGTACCTTCAGTAGCAGAGTGTACGTTAATGTCAGGATCACCACCTGCTGGTGCCTCAAAACATTCCATGCTACCTGTTAAAATAGTTCCGTTTCTAGCAGCAGTTATTTGGCCAATGTGACAAACTAAAGATGTTCCATTAACACCAATAATATCACCACTTCCAGTTGATCTTAAACCAGTTAAATCTATTAATATTCTGGTTGTAATTATTCCACCACTTCTTTGAACAGAACTTCTGTAGATAGTTCCAGAACCTGTTGTAATACCAGTTCCAGCTTCTACCGCCATTGTATTAGCGTCTAAAGAAATAAAACCAGCAGAACTGATTGACATTTGAGTTGTTTCAGCACCTGTGCTTGCAGCAGTTGCTATTGAAGAATAGCCCCCTTCAGAACGAAGGGTTCCTTTAAAAGTTGTATTAGCCATTTTGATCTCCTCGTCTTGGCTGTTGTCAGTTACACCATGCAACTGTCGAGCGATACTTACTTATACAACATTTTAAAACAAAAAGAAAGGGGCGAATAAATCGCCCCCTCATAAATCGAACAAATGTTCGTTTTATTTTTAAGCTCCGGGTGAACCGAATACACAACGAGGATCACTAAAGCCAAAAGAATATCTTTCTCTAGCTTTAAATCTCATGTTTCCTGTATCAAAATCTGCCTCCATTGAAGTCGCAAGAGGAGAACGCTCAAATAGTTTAAAACCATTTGGAGAGTCTGTTTTGAGAAAGAAAGCATCTGTGTCTGTTAAAAAGTGATTAACAGTATACCCATCTGGAATCATACCCATGTTTCGGTGTGCATTAACATCGTTGTCAGCAGTTCCCGGACGTAGAGTTGATTCAAGAAGACGATCAGCAATAAACTGTAGTTGAGGAGGTATAATAAGCTTCATGCCTCGTAGAGCAATAATCATATTTCTCTCATCAACAAATGTAGAAATGCTTATTAACGCATCTTCAAGAGAGGTTTCATTCAGATCAGCAGCAACTGCAGGTTCATTTGCAAAAGTTCCACCACCGCTTAATGGATGTGCAGTAGAACAAAGCTCAACACCATCACCACCAGTAAAACTAGAACTAAACGCATTGTTCAATACTGATGCAGCTTTTACTTGCTTTGTATGAGCCATTGAACGAGCAAGAGCCTTTGTGTAACGAGCGCCAAGGCGATCATAAAGGTTGTCTTCAATTGCTTCTTCAGTGAGTGCAAAAGCGAGAGCAATTGTTTCATGCGTATAACGAGCAGTATATGCTTCGTTTGCAGTATCAAATGATACCCCTGCACCTTCACTTTTTGTTTGAGCATTACCAAATCCTGATAACATTACTTCTTCTTCAAACGCACGATCTGAAGTTTCTGTATCAAAGATTTCTGCGTGTTCGGCATCATAGTTGTCATACTCCATGCCAAAAAGGGCGTTTAACCCCGGTTCCAACTCTTTTACGAGTTGCGCTCTTGATATAGCCATATTACTACCCCTTTACGCTAACCCAGCGCCTTTAACGCCGAATATGTGATTTTGAATAACAACTCTTACATTTGTATTAGCTGTAGCGACATCTGAATTTTCAGGATCTTCTGAAATATCAATAGCTTTAAGAGATAAAGTAGTACCAGTTGCACCGTCAGAAACATTTAGTTCAGCACCAGAAATACCAGTAGTTGTGCTACCAGCAGTAGTATATACTATATCAAAATTGCCAAACAAATCAGCTACAGGCATTGCAGCGTTTGCTTGAATTTCAAAAATAACCATAGGATCATCAATTACAAAAGCAATTATATCATCCGCAGCAGTGCTTGCAGGATAAAAATTTGAAAACTTTTGTTCTCCTGTAGTAGGATCTGTAAATTGACAACCATTGAAAACACCAACGATAGGCACCGTGCCACCGTCAGCGTGTACTTCTATTCCACCACCAGTTACTTGCGCAACCATATCACCTTGGAAAATAGCTGTTCCGTAGTTATTGGCGATTCTGTATCGGCTTTGTCCACCAGTATAAGGGGTTCCCCCTACCCTGCCAACAGGACGCATTCCGAACGCAGCATCTTTATTTGCCATTTCTTATTACTCCTTATTATTCTGAGAGCCAAAGCTCACAGAAGATTTACGTTGTGGACTTAGTTTCGGCATATTGGGATTGTTTTCACGCATCCAATCACGATCAACTGCATCCATTTGATTTCTAGCCATTTTGCTATAATGTGCATTCCGCTGTTCTACAATTTCTTCTGGTATTCGGGCTAATAAAAGACCTCCAACGCCAATACATCCAGCGTTTTTACCTTCATCAATTACAGGTGCGTCAAAGTCTGGGTATTCTTCGGCACGAACTAATTCGTATCCTTCTCTCCGTTTTTTGTGAATATTGTTACGATCATCAAAGTCCATAACGCTTTCACGAATCCAACGATGCTTATATCCAATTGGGGCTTCAGGAGCCTCTAATGTTGAGGGAGCTTTCCATTCAGCTTTTCTTTCGGTTTTTTCACGAGATACCGCCTCTCGACTTATTCTGTCAGCCATTTTCAACTCCGTTTATTTTCCAATTTCGCTACTTCTTTAGCGTAAGTTTCCAAAGGTATTCGCATTTTGTTTGCAAATGCCACTTGCCCCGGCGATAGTTGCACCGATTTTTTCCGTCCAGACTTCACAGACCGCCCATTAGGCGCAGGAGTTACAGCTTGGACGTTAGCACGTTTCTCCTGAAACTTGTGAGGAAATTCTCTTTTCATTCTAGCATCAATTTCCTTGTAATATTCATCAGTAGAAGGATCAAACCCTTCCTCTAATACTAATTGTTCGTGAACAGCTTGCGCTCCTCTTGTCATAACTCTATCAGGACCAAACCAAGAATTTTTAGATAACCAAGACTTTAACTTAGGGTCTTCTGGAGTCTGTGGTCTTTGAACTTGTGGCTGTTGTACTTGTTGTTGTGCTTGAGGTTGTTCTTCAACTTGTTTTTGTTGTTCCATTTGAGATTTTTGAACTCGTAATCTTTCTTCTTCAACAGCAAGTTTGGACATAATTTGTTGTGCTTGAGCCATCTTTTCAGCATCACCAGACTCATGTGCCTGT